CAGATAAGCCAGTTGGTGCAAAATGTGAAGCAGGTACAGCAAAAATTACATTGATTGCAAATGGTGCAAAACATCCATATCATTTGATTCATATAGATGATGCTACAAAAGTATATGGTTGGGTAGACGAGGGCAGTTTTCAAAAAATGTAAAATACGAGTATGATTTGTTGAAAATGAAAAAAAGATATGCTAAAATAAAAATAAGGTGACTGTGAGGTGCAGTCAGCCTCCCTTTACGAAGGAGGGAGGTGGTGATTATGATGACTACATACGAGGCTTTATATCTTTGTATCGCTTTTGCAACGCTAGTCGTTTTAATACTTGACTTTAGGTCAAAAAAATAACTGCCCTCATTAGCTTAGCTTTTAGTTAGCTTGGCAGTTATTTGTTAAGCAGTTATACAAAAGAGGCTGACCCCTAATGCCCTTATGGGGAGGGCGACAGTCACCTACTTCGTTAAATATAGTATATCATTTGAAATAAATTTTGTAAAGCACTTGTTGAAAAGGCAGGTGCTTTTTTTATGCAAAAAATAGGAGGTGCAATATGATAAATGAAACAGAGAAAACAAGTGTAAAACAACTATTCCAAGAAATGAGCAAGGGAAACGTAGTAGAAGTATTGCAAGGAATAGTAATTTCTGAAAATCCCATAAAAATACAAATGATAAATGATGAAAAATTGATTATTGGAGCAAACATTACTTATGTACCAAGACACCTTACAGATTACAAAACACATATTGATATTGTACAAAAAGATGGTGCTGTTGACAGCCATACCAAAACAGACGGCAGTCATTCCCATAGTGGTGTGCATGGACAAACAAGTGCAACAGTACACTCTCATTATTTAGATACATTTCATATTTATGATATGGAAATAACAGTATATAATGCCTTAAAAGTAGGGGAAAAAGTGCATATTCTTTCTTTTCATAAAGGCAAACAATATTACGTATTGGATAGGGTGGCATTATGAGCGTGTTTATTCCAATTCCTATTGAAACAGTAAGTGAAGCCACAGAAAAACCATCATTGACTTATCGTATTGATATAGAGAATGGTAGAATTGTGGGAAAAATAGATGGTATAGAAGCAGTAAACCAAGCAATTAGAAAAGCAATCATTACACCGCGTTTTAAATGTCTGATTTATGACAATCAATATGGAAGTGAAATAGAGGACGCTGTGATTACAAAAAATGCAACAAAAAATTATATGGAGGCTGCAATAGAAGGATTTATAAAAGATGCACTTTTACCAGATACACGAATATTATCTCTTTATGGTTTTAAAATATCATGGAAAGAGGATATTGCGTGTATTTTTTTGAAAGCTGATACGATTTTCGGAGAAACAGAAATGCAGGTGATGATATAAATGTTTGAAGATTATACATACGAGCGACTTTTAGAAGATGTTTTGAATAATGCTCCAAAGGGCATTGATACAAGACAAGGAAGTATATTTTATGATGCCATTTCAGGTATATTATTGAAAGTTGCAAAATTGTATACAGATTTAGATATCATTGTAGAAATGACAACAGTAAAAACGGCAACAGGAGAGGCTTTAGATACAAGAGCAAGTGAATATGCAGTAAAAAGATTAGCAGCAACAAAAGCAAAATATTATGCAGAATTTGAAGGCGTTACTCCGAATATTGGAGAACGCTTTTATTATGATGGTTTCTATTTTGTTTTTCAATTAAATGATAAGGGTATTTATTATTTTGAAGCAGAAAAGGCAGGAAAAAATGGAAATGATATTTATGCAGGTACTCCAGCCGTTCCGGTCAATACAATAGAGGGTTTGATATCAGCTACATTTGGTGAAATTTACGAAAGAGGTTCTGACAGTGAAGATGATGAAAGTCTTCGCAATCGTGTCATTGAAAAAATTTCAGGACCAGCAGAAAACGGCAATAGACAGCATTATAAAACATGGTGTGAAAGTATTGACGGTGTGGGCAGAGCAAAAATATTTCCTTTATGGAATGGAGAAAATACAGTAAAAGCAGTGTTAATTGATACAACTGGAAAACCTTGTGGAGAGTCAAAAGTTGCAGAAGTACAGAACTATATTGACCCTGCAAATAAGGGAATGACTGTTACAATAAATGGAAAAACATATGTTGTAGGTGACGGGCTTGGAAATGGTGTAGCAAATATTGGAGCACATTTTACAGCAGTTGCTGCAAATCCTTTTGAAATTACTATTTCATTTGAATCAGAACTGACAAGCGAAACAGTTGCAGAAACAGTAAAACAACAGGCAACAGAAGCAGTGGAAGAATATATTACAAATATGGCACTAAAACATTCGGAAAATATTGTTATAAGAATTTCTGCAATAGGAGCAATATTAAGTAATGTAAAAAACTTAGTTGATTATACCAATATTCGTTTGAATGGTGATATTCATAATATTGTTATAAAAGAAGATGATGTTCCTGTATTAAAAGAGGTGATAATGGAGTGAAGTTTTATCACAAATATTTTAAAAATAACTATGAAGAATTGATTGTTTATTATCCAAGATATTACAGAGAAGTTTTTGAAATGGTAGAAATTCTAAAAGCACATGGAAAAATTGCGGATAATTTGGAAGAAAATATCGAAAGAGTGTTTTTGAATCATTTTATACTGACAGCAGATGAAAAAACCATCAAAATATGGGAAGAAGATATTCTTGATATTACTTATACACAAAAACTTTCATTGGAACAAAGAAAGAATGTCATTATTGCAATGTTATGTGGACATGGACATATTGGAGAACCAGAAATAAGAGATATTATAGCAAACTACACTCAAAATAATGTTGCGATTGATTTTGAAAAGGGAATATTATCTATACTCATAGATGGTGTTTTATTTGATGAAATCAATTTATATGAAACTTTATTGCGCAGAATTCCTGCTCATATTGCATTTGGAATGAGTATACATAGTAAACGGGAATTTAAAAAAGAATTAAATGTATATTATGGTGGTGCGATTGGAATAGATAATTGTTATGCTCCAGCTAATCCATATATTAAAAACAAAATGATGTTGTCAATTGCCCAAAAAGGAGTTTTGTTTTCTAATCAATTGATAAAACCAGCAGATATAAAACATAGGTCTAAAAAACAATCACAGAATGTAGGAGGCGTTTATTATACTACACATATTAAATCAAAATTAATAGAATAGGAGGAAATGATAATGTTTGAAGATGGCAGTTATAGTTGTTTAAAAAGTGCTGCACTGATAGCAAAAGTATTAGCTGGTAAGTGTAAAATGAATTATACAAGAGCATCTGTAGGAAAAGGAACGATTCCAGAGGGAAAAAATCCTAAAACAATGATAGAACCAGCAGATTATGTTATGGAAGCAAAAATTGCTGCTGTGACAAATCCAGTAAACGGAGAATGTCAAGTGACAGTACAAATTAATAGTTCAGATGTTGAAAAGGGATTTTTTGCCACGGGAATATTGCTTTATGCACAAGACCCAGACGAAGGAGAAATTCCTTATACTTATCTTATGCTTGAAAATGGTCCAGAATGGATAAGACCATCTAGTTCTGTTGTTGGTAAATTAGCAACATTTGATATTATTGCAGCAGTTGGAGATGTGGATACTGTTACAGCAACAATAGATTCAGATACGATTGTTACTAAAACAGTAGTAGAAAAAATGATTGCTGAATCTATGGTGCAAAGAGATATTGTCATACCAGCAACAACATGGATAGAAGAAATTGCAGAGGGTGGAGGGGGAGGCGTATGTGCGAATGTGGAACAGAAAGATGTAACGGATGAGATGATACCCATTGTGAGTATATTTCGGGAATGTATGAGTATTGCTAGGAATTGTGGCATGAGTACCACAGCAGAAACGGTAAACGGTGGCGTGAAGTTTTATGCAGAAAAAGCACCAGAGCAGGATATTAGCGCAAGTCTTTTGTTGCTAAGGGCAAGCGGAGGTAGTGGTACATATATTAACAACATGGCAAGCGATGAAGAAGTACAGGAAATGCTTAACGAGGTATTTGGCAGTAAAACAGATGAAAATGTAGAAGAACAAAATAATGAAAATTGATAGATATTTTAAGGAGGATGTAAATTATGGCTTATGATGGAAACAAATTGACAAAAGTAGAAGCATTAAAAGCATTAGCAGAAAGAGTAAACAACGATTTTATTACAAAAGCAGAGGCACAAAAACAGATTAAACAGGAAGTTGCTCAGGCTGGACACGCTAAATTTGAAAAAGTGGAAACATTACCAGAAGTAGCGGACGCACAAGAAAATATCATGTATTTGCTTTATAATGAAAAAACGAAGCATTATGATATTTATGCTAAAATTGGTGAAAGCATGGAACAGCTTGACGATACCACTGTTGATTTGAGTGGTTATGTTGTAAAAGAAGAAGGCAAAGAGTTAATCACAACAGAGGAAAAAACAAAACTTGCAGGTATTGCAGAGGGTGCGACAAAAGTGGAACAAAGTCAAACGAATGGCAATATTAAAATCAATGGTGAGGAAATTACTGTTTTTGAAGCTGAAATTGCTACTGATGCAGAAGTCACAGAAATGCTTGACGAGGTATTTGGCACAACAATACCAGATACACCAGAAGAAAGTGCTTAATAAGGGGAGATTCTCCCCTTTTTTATATGGAAAAGAGGTGTAAAAATGAAATTTGCAATGTTTGAGCAAATTAAAAAGTCTTTGGAAAGTGTCAAAAAGTATGCTCTGGGTGAAATTGGTAATGTCGCAAATGCTACTGTGGAAGCTGTAGAGGAAATTGTAGGGGAACTAGATAACAAAGCCAATAATTCCCATGTTCATAATGCAAATGATGTTATAAGTGGTACAATTCCTATTACTAGAGGTGGAACAGATGCAACCACAGCAAGTACAGCATTGTCAAATTTGGGAGGTTTTTCTAATAAAGGTGGTATAATCAATGGAGATGTAAATATATATGGTTCGGTAGAAGAAGGAAATAGCACAACAGCAAGTGGTTGGTGTTCTCATACAGAAGGTATTAATACAATAGCCAGTGGAAATTATGCACATTCAGAAGGCTGTCAAACAGGTGCTAGTGGAATGTATGCACATTCAGAAGGACAATTTTGTTTAGCAGAAGGTATTGCTGCTCACGCAAATGGTAAAGGTGCAGTTGCTTTAGATTATCAAACAGCAGTTGGTTGGTATAATAAAAAAAGTTTTAGTTTAGCTGATGTATTTATTGTTGGTAATGGAAGTAATGACACCAAACGTGCAAATTGTTTTCGTGTTAATGGTATTGATGGTGTTTTTTCTATTGCAGCCTATCATTCCAGTGGTGCAGACTATGCAGAATATTTTCAGTGGAAAGATGACAACACCAACAATGAGGATAGAGTAGGATTGTTTGTTACACTTGATGGTGAAAAAATTAGTATTGCAAAGCCGAATGATGATATATTAGGTATTGTGTCGGCTTGTCCTTCTGTTTGTGGTGACGCACAGGAAGACCAATGGAAAGATATGTATCAAACAGATGTTTATGGACGTACTATATTGGAAGAAGTTGCTATTCCAGATGAATTTATTATGTTGCCAGACCCACAAAATCCAGAAAACACGATAAAAGAACTTATTCGAGAAGCACATACAGAAATGAGACAAAAACTTAATGAAAATTATGACAACACACAGCAATATATACCACGTTCAAAACGTCCAGAATGGTCAGCAGTAGGATTATTGGGAAAATTGGTTGTAATAGATGATGGTAGTTGTATTATAAATGGCTACTGTAAAGTTGGTGAAGGTGGTATTGCTGTAATGTCTGAACAAAAGACACGCTTTAGGGTTATTGCCAGATTAGATGATAATCATATTAAAATATTGATGTTATGAAAGGAGTGATAATATGGCGCTTGGTACAGTAAATGTATCTGGGGTAATGCAGTCAGATATAGAAGAAGTAAAACAGGATATACAATATGTAAGTGATTTGATAGGAGAAGCAGCAAATACAGGTGCTACAGTAACAGAGGGTACTGTTATGGCAAAATTGAATGCGTTGCTTGATAAATTTACATCGGGTGGTGTAGGTATTAAAAAAGTACAGAGGGGTACTTTTCAAGAGAAACCTGTGGCAAATACTACAGCAAATGATGTAACGATTACTATTTCAGCAGTAAATCCATTAAAAACATTTGTAATATTACGAGGTGGTGGTACTTCAGGTTATGCATCCAGTCCCTCTGTTGTTATGGGATATTTAAAAAGTTTAACCGCAACTAATTTTACATATGCAGGAGCAAGAGGGTCAGTAACAGTTAGTCCTGCTATGATAAATTATGAAGTAGTAGAGTTTTATTAAAGGAGTGTTTTTATATGAGATATGCGCAAATTGATAAAAATGGTATTTGCTTTGCAGACTCTTATTTGTCTGGTGAAGTGAATGCGAATGATATGATACCATTAGATGAAAATGTAATTTCGCCATTAGGTAAAAAATATTGTAATGGTGAATGGCAAGAAGTAGAACAATTACAGCTACCAGAACCAGAAAGCGACACCGAAATCATTATGCAAAGTATTGCAGAATTAGAATTGCAAGGCTTAGAGGCACAACAGGAAAGGCAAATGTTAGCACAGCAAATGACTGATTTAGAATTAACAATGTTAGAAAGGGGTAATATATAATGTATGAAATATTAAAAGAAAGATATCAAAGAAATTTTGTAACAAAAGAACAACTGAAAAGATATGTAGCACTGAATAAAATTACACAGGAACAATATCAAAATATTATAGAAGAAAATGAAGAAAAGGAATAAAAAAAGCCTTTTCTTTTTTTGTTGATACTTTTTGAGATGTTTTATTGTATACGATATTGCTAAAGGAGGTGAGTGTATGGAGTGGGAGGTTGTAACGGTTATTATTGCATTGGTGGGGCTTTTAACAACAGTGACAAAGCCTATTATGAAATTGACAAAAACCATTACGGAATTAAATGACACTTGTCAAAATTTAGAGGAACGCATGGAAAAGTTCGAGAACCACAATCACGATAGCCATGTAAAGATATGGGCACATAATGATAAACAGGACGAGCAGTTAGCAGAACATGAAAACAGAATTAGTTTGTTAGAAGAAAGGAAGTAATCACATGAAAAAAGGTATTAACTGGAGGGTTAGAGTAAAAAATCCATATTTTTGGTTTGGGCTGGTTGCAATAGTATTAGCAGCAGTGGGCGCAAAGCCGGAAATGTTTACAAGCTGGGCAATATTGGTGCAACAGGTAAGAGAATTGTTCAGTAATCCCTTTGCATTGGGGTGTGTAGTTGTTGCCGTTGTGGGCTATATCAATGACCCTACTACACAAGGCATTACAGACAGTAAACAAGCATTGACTTATCAGAAACCAAAAAAAGATTAAGTTCGATTATTGTAAAAATAATGATTTTGTAAAGTTAGCTTTGAAGAAAATGTTGATTTGAAGGGATTTTATGAAAATGATATTCCGTAATCGATGAAGGAAAAGGTCGTAATCGATGAAAAAAATAGGAGGTAAAAATAGTATGAAAAAAATAGCAATGGTATCACAAACAATGCGAGATAAAACAGAACAAGAAATTTTACAAACAAGAGAAAAAGCAGTAACAACATTAATAGAAAAAGGCTATGAAGTGTTAAATACTTACTTTGACGATGATGAGCAAGATTTAAAACAAAAAGGATTTGAAAATGTTCCTTTATATCATCTTGCAAAATCTCTTGAAGAAATGTCAAAGTGTCATGCAGTTTATTTTTGTAAAGGCTGGGAAAATGCAAGAGGGTGCAAAATTGAACATGAAACAGCAAAAGCATATGGATTAAATATGATTTATGAAAAGGATTAAGGTGATATTTTGTGCAGAAATATGACATTGTATCGAAATCATATTGGTCAAATTGTTTATTGGAAGCGTTGAAAGCAAAAATAAATAATAAAAATATCAAAATATATTTTTGTAAACCAAGAATTACTGAAAACGGAAATTTTCAAATGTTCCATTGTATGTGGAGTGATGGCGAAGCTGATTATGATTTTTCAAACTTAGATAATATAGAACATTCGTTCTATAAAGATTTATTTTATAAAGGTGTGATAAGAAAATTTAATATTGGATTTGCAAAAGAATATTCACAATATAGAAATAGACAAAAAAAGAAATAGGGGGATAAATATGACGCCAGAAATAGAATATATATGTACAGAATATTATGAAGTACCAGCACATATAAGTAATTATACAAAGGGTAGAAAGCAAAATATAAAATATATTGTAGTACATTACACTGCAAACGATGGTGATACTGCAAGAAATAACGGCAATTATTTTGCTCAAGCCAATAAGAATGCTTCGGCGCATTATTTTGTAGATGAAAATAACATTGTACAAAGTGTAAAAGATAGTGATACAGCATGGCATTGTGGTGCAAAAAGCTATAAACACTCCAAATGTAGAAATGATAATAGCATTGGTATTGAAATGTGTAGCGAAAAGGACGAAAATGGGCAATACTATATCAATCAAGCAACACAAAATAGAGCGGTTAATTTAATTAAAGTGCTTATAAAACAATATAACATATCAATAGAGAATGTACTTAGACACTATGATGTCACTGGAAAAATTTGTCCAGAACCTTTTGTTAGAAACCAAGTACAATGGTTGGACTTTAAGGCAAAGTTAACACAGCAAAGTGAGGGAAAAAAAGAAATGCTATACAATTATATGGACGAAAATATGCCAGAATGGGCAAAGCCTACCATACAAAAACTAATTGACAAAGGTGCGTTGAAGGGCAATGAAAAAGGGGAATTGATGTTAACAGATGTCATGTTGAGGATATTTGTAGCAAATGATAGAATAGGTATATATGATAGACCTCCTAAATAAGTACATATAGTATACAAAAAGTGAGACACTTTTATATTTCCTCTTTATAATTTTTAAATAAAGTTGAGACTTTGTGAGATTATATTAAATTTAATATAAATTTAATATAATTTAATCAAAAAATGTATCATTTATTAATGTTTTTGATATAATATATAACAATATTTAATGTAAAGGGGAGATAATATGCTTTCTTATTTAAGATTAAGAAATTTCAAATCTTTTAGTGATATAACATTAGACTTAAGAGGTTCATATGGAATACCGAAAAAAATGGCTTTTATATATGGTGAAAATGGAGCAGGTAAATCAAATTTAATGCGTTCTATGCTATTTTTAAGTAATACTTTAAAAACATTAACGAATCAAGAAAATGAAAAACAAACAAAAATTTTGGATTCATTAGAAGATGAGATAGATATTGATATTGATATATTAAAAAAGAATTTATTAGAAGTATTACTTTATGAAGATAACATTGGTATTAGTAGTTTATCAAAACTGATAAGTAAAAATAAAAATATAGGAAATAATGAAAATATGTCTATTGAAATTGGCTTTTATATTGAAGGGAAAGATGGAACATATCATTTAGAATTTGACAATGAAAAAGTAATATTTGAAGAATTAACTTTTTATATCAATAAAAGAATGGGAGTAATGTTTTCTATTCACAATGGCAAAATATTTTTAAGCCCGTCTATATTTTTAGACAATATATATAATTTAGAATTGATAAACGATATCCAAAAATTTTGGGGAAAACATACTTTTATGAGCATACTTTTTTATGAACTACAAACTAAAAATATAGAATATCTTGCTTGTCGTATTAAAAATAATCTATTTGAAGTGTTAGATTGGCTTAGCACATATTCTGTATCATGCAAGGATATCAGATGTCAAATTGCAAATATATCAATACCTTTTGCATTTTTACGTAATTTAGATAGTGGAACTGTAAATTCCCAAAATGACGAAGAACTAAAAATATTTGAAAAGAGTTTAAATACTTTTTTTACGGCATTATATTCTGATGTAAAAGAAGTTTATTATGACGTTACACCTACAAGAAATAAATATAAGTATGTATTGATGTTCAAAAAGCAAATTAATGGGAAGATATTGGATATACCCATATTTTTAGAATCCACAGGAACAAAAAAATTATTAGAAATATTTCCTTATATTTTTTCTTTTATATGGGGAAAAACTGTTTTTATAGATGAAATAGATAGTGATATACATGATTTATTAATGAGTGAAATTATTGAACTGTTAGGGGAATCATCTAATGGACAGTTTATCGCTACAACACATAATACATTACTTATGGAGAAGTTAGCAGCTGAGAGTATTTATATCATTAGTATAGATTCAAATGGCAATAAAGAATTAGAATATACTTCAAAATATAATTTTAGAACCCAAAAGACGCATAGTATACGTAAAAAATATTTGAATGGAGATTATAATGGAATTCCATATATAGGATTTTTAGATTTACAAGAAATGGTAGATAATGTGAAAGAAGAAATGTCTTCTTATAAAAAGTAAGGAGGCATTTTATATGAGTACAAAAAAAATCAAGAAATCAATTGTAAGTATGAAAATTATAACCATTGTGCATGGAAAATCAGAGTATTGTATCTGCAAGAGCATACAATCTAACTTGCGATTAAAACAGGAAATTATTGCTCGTGATAAAGGAAAAAGCAGTATACAAATAAATGGTATTATGGATTTTTTGAATACTGATAAACGTTTTAAGTCTATAGATACATTTAAAAGATATTTTCCAGATATAGAATATAAAAACAAAGAGCTAATTAACTTTTATCTATTTATTATTATGGATGTAGATGATTGCGACACAAACATAAAAGAAAAATTTAAAAATAAAAGTTTGTTTAAAAATCATTGGCTTTATCAATATATTATCCCTATCTATAATGACCCTAATTTAGAAAAGACAATGAAAGATGCAGGTATACTGATACATAAGAAAAAGGATTATATAACAATATTTCCTACAAATCATGGTGATTTGGATATTAAAATTGCAGAAGAACTTTTAGAAAAATTAAAAAATTGTAAAAGTACAAACTTAAATGAATATATAGAATATTGTATTTTAATTGCAAAAAATTTAATTTAATTAAAAGATTCATTAAAAGGCAATGAAAAAGGCGAATTGATGTTGACCGATGTCATGTTAAGGATATTTGTTGCTAATGACAGAATGGGAGTATATGACAGATGAAACTGAAAGAAATAAATATAAAAAATGATATGAAAAACTTTCTCTATATATGTATGAAATGCATTTGATTAGAAACTAGATAGTAACAAAATGAAAAGAAAAGGTCTAAAAATCAATATTTTAAGTTCAGCAAGAGATAATTTTACAAAAAATAATACCCCCAAGAATGTTGTATTCTTGGGGATTTTTTTAATTTCTCTGTTATATTTGATTTTAATTTTTCAATTTCTATTATGGATAATTTACTTAATTTGAAGATGTAATTGTTTCATATAATAAAATCTCTAGTTTTACTAGAGGTCAAAAAAATAATATATGCAGATTTCTCAAAATACATTAAGGATTTTTTATTTTTTTAATCAATCATTCTAAATTTTAGACATCTTTTTGATTTTTGAATGATATTTTCAATACCTGTTTTTTCTGCAAAATAGAGTTGTTTATTTAAAAGCTCATATTGTTTGTCTTTTGATATGCATTTGAATATATCTTCTAAATCCATATCTTGCAATGGAGTACCTCTTGATAAATCCATGAGTTGTATATTAAGCCATTCTCTCCATAAGTCATGAAATAAATGTTTGCTGTTCGTATAAATTGTAGTTTGTTCAAAACCATCTTGAATTCTAATATATTGCAATACCGCAAAACCATATTTTCCGATATCTACAACTACTATGTCACAATATTTATATATTTCTGTAAATGCATCTGCAACTTTTTGACAATTCTTTTTTTCTTCTTCTGTAATATGTATTTGATTTTTTGCAGGCTGTTCTTTTTGTAATATTTGATGACACTCTATTTCAAATGCACTACCATCTTCAAAAAATATTTGAAAAGTATCTTCTTTGTCATTTGTTTCAATATCCCTTATGTCCATGGTGTTTTCCTCGTTCAGTAAATGAAAAATTTTGTCTTTAAAACATTCTAAGTTTATCATTTTTATTTTCTCCTTTGATATTTTTTACTAATCCTTTTTCTTTCATTTTATCGCCTATTTTATAAGCTAAGTAGACTATAAAAGTATTAATATGGTGAGAAAAGACCGAAAATTTACGTCCATAAAATCACTCCAATTTAAATATATTGTATATTTAAATTATACATATTATGATTTATAATATTCTAAAATAGATATATTATATATCTACAATATTTTTTAAATCATTAAGTAAGGTAAGTAAATATGAAAGTTGCTGTAATAGGCTCAAGAGGATTATGTGTAAATCATTTGGATGATTATATGCCAGCAGGGGTTACTGAAATAATATCTGGCGGAGCGAAGGGTATAGATAGTTGTGCAAAAGAATATGCTGTTACACATAATTTAAGTATAATAGAATTTTTACCAGAATATGAGAAATATGGGCGTGCTGCTCCATTAAAAAGAAATATTTCCATTATTGAAAATGCTGATATGGTATTAGCTTTTTGGGATGGAGTTTCTCATGGAACAAAATTTGTAATTGATAAATGTAAAAATTATGATATTCCAATTATTGTTTATATAATGAAGTAATAAAGAAATAAAATATAAAAACACCTCCTAAACATAATATGTTTAAGAAGTGTTTTTTCATAAAAGGCAGTTTTTAATATGCTCTACCCCAATAAATCATATGTTTTGCAGGTTTACCACAGCAAACGCAAGTATCTGAAATATGTTCCTGTTCAAAAGGAATACAACGAGAAGTAGCACCTGTTTTTTCTTTAATGGCATCTTCACAAGCCTGGTCGCCACACCACATTGCTTTTATAAAACCAGGAGTTTCATTGATTTGTCTTTCAAATTCCTCCATTGTTTTCGCAACATATGTTTTAGAGTCACGACGTTCTGTTGCTCTCTGCAAAAGATTTTGTTGTATTTCATCTAAAAGCTGTGTCACTCTTGTCTGCAAATTATCTATAGAAACAATTTCTTTTTCTCCAGTGTCACGGCGAGCAAGTACAACTTGATTTTTTTCAATATCTTTAGGACCAATTTCCAGACGAATAGGAACGCCTTTCATTTCATATTCACTAAATTTCCAGCCTGCAGATTTATCGCTATCATCCAATTTGATTCTAGCAACAGAAGAAAGCATTGTTTTCAATTCTTCTGCTTTTTGCAATACGCCCTCTTTATGTTGTGCAATCGGTATCATAATCACTTGTGTAGGTGCAATTTTTGGAGGAAGTACAAGTCCACTATTATCTCCATGCACCATAATAATCGCACCAATTAAGCGTGTAGTAGTACCCCAAGATGTTTGATGCACATATTGCAGTTGATTATTTTTATCTGTATATTGTATTTCAAATGCTTTTGCAAAACCATCACCAAAATTGTGACTTGTACCAGACTGCAATGCTTTACCATCGTGCATTAAACTTTCTATAGTATAAGTTGCTTTTGCGCCAGCAAAGCGTTCTTTTGCAGTTTTTTCTCCTTTTATAACAGGTATTGCAAGCACATCTCGACAAAAATCAGCATAAACATTTAACATTTTAATGGTTTCCTCTTGTGCTTCTTCTGCCGTAGCATGTGCAGTATGTCCTTCCTGCCATAAAAATTCAGTTGTTCTCAAAAAAGGTCTGGTTGTTTTTTCCCAGCGTACAACAGAACACCATTGATTATAAAGTTTTGGCAAATCTCTATAAGACTGTATAATATTAGAATAATGTTCACAAAATAATGTTTCAGAAGTAGGACGAACACAAATTCTTTCCTGCAATTCTGTTTCACCACCATGTGTTACCCATGCTACTTCAGGTGCAAACCCTTCCACATGGTCTTTTTCTTTTTGTAAAAGGCTTTCTGGTATAAACATAGGCATATAAACATTTTCATGTCCTGTTTGTTTAAAACGTTCGTCCATTTGCTTTTGAAGCAGTTCCCATATAGCATAGCCATAAGGTCGTATAATCATACAGCCTTTTAATTGAGAATAATCTGTTAAATCTGCCTTTTTTACAACATCAGTATACCATTGTGGAAAATCTTTTTCCATGTCGGTAATTGCTTCTACTAATTTTTTTTCTTTTGCCATTGCTATCATTCCTCCTATATTATAAAACACACAAAAAAAGACTTGATTCCCCAAAAATAAAGGGACCAAGTCACGGCGGTGCCACCCTAGTTGATAATACTAGTATTATCCTCTCTTTACTTTATAACGCAAGTAATACGCCGTGATTTTTGTCACAGAACTCAAAAAGCAGGTTCAAAAAGATTTGTTTAGGCTTTCAGCAAACGCCTTTTCTCTGTACACAAAGAGCTTTTTTACTAGTCTTTTATCAATGTTTTTTACTATTTTTTTTAATGATACATACAGTATAACAAAAAGTCAAGAGAAATTTTAAATATTCTATATGTTATATGTGTTTTTACAATAATAATTGCGGTTTTTTTGGCAAAATGCTATACTGAAAAAAATAATATGATAGAAAGGAATATCACAATATGAAAGATGATAGATTAGAAAAATTAGCAGATGTACTTGTAAACTATTCTACAAATGTAAAAGAAGGAGATGACGTTTGTATTTCGGCAGAGGACTGTGCATTACCTTTTATAGAAGCAGTAGCAAGAGCAGCAGTTAGAGCAGGGGGAATTGTACGTTATTTTGTAGATATGCCTAATGTAGATGCTATGATTGTAAAACAGGGAAATGATGCACAAATTGCACAGCCGAATTTCCGCTTTGGAGAATGTGCCAAAAGTGATGTTTGGATAAGTGCATGGGGGAGCGACAATGTAAAAATATTTCAAAATGCAGACAGCGAAAAATTAAAAATGAGAAGGCTTGCAAACCAGCAAAACAGGAAAATTTATTCTAAAAGAATGGGTGATGGTTCTTTAAAATGGTGTGGTACACAGTTTCCCACAAATGGAGATGCACAAAATGCTGGCATGAGTTTAGAAGAATACGAAGATTTTGTATATCATGCAGGATATTTATATGAAAAAGACCCTGTAGCAAAGTGGAAGGAAATGGAAAGCTATCAACAAAAATGGGTAGAATATTTAAATACAAAAAAACAACTGCATATTGTTTCAAAAGATACAGATATTGTTGTAAATGTTTCAGGAAGAAAATGGATAAATTGCTGTGGAAAAGAAAATTTTCCAGATGGAGAAATATTTACCTCTCCTGTAGAAAATGATATAAACGGATATATTACATTTTCTTATCCTTCTATCATAAATGGACATGAATTTGAACAAGTGAAATTAGTAGTAAAACAAGGTAGAGTTGTAGAGGCAAGTTGTAAAAATGAACAAAAGCAAAAAGATTTGATGAGTTATATTGATACAGATGAGGGTTCTCATTATTTTGGTGAAGTAGCAATCGGTACAAATTATGGTATACAGAAACATACAAAAAATATATTATTTGATGAAAAAATAGGTGGCTCAATTCATTTTGCCATAGGAGAGGCTTTTCAAGAGGCAGGAGGCAAAAATGAATCTGCTATACATTGGGATATGATAAATGATATGAAAGAGCAAGGAGAAATTTATGCAGACGGAGAACTTTTTTATAAAAATGGTTATTTTATAGATAATGTGTTGAAAAAATAAAAAGTTTAGTCTGTCAATAAAGTCCTTTTTGTGAGGAGTGGCTAAGCAAGCATTTAAAATACTGAGAGTTTTGCTTTTCAAATAATGGCATAATTGTGTTCGCAAAATATAAAGTTTTTTGTCAAACTTTTTTTCAAAAAAATTTGTGAGGTGTAGGGGCAAAATTCCACAAATAAAATAGTATTATTTTGTTGAAATTTTGAGAGCGTTGCTCTCAAATTCTCACTCGCTTTCCTCTAAAAGCATGGTAAAAAAATTTAAATCGCCTATGGCGAACAAAAATTGATTTCCGTGCGGAATTTTTCAAATGCATTGCTTTTATTGTGAAATTA